TCACAATGTCTGATAGTTGTGCAATAGCGCCTGAACCACGCAACTGTGCTAAGGATGTCACTGCACCTTCTTCGTGTCCACGACCTTCGTTACGCTTTAGGTGTGAGACACAAATCAAACTGATACCAGTCTCTTGCACAATCATGCGTAGTTTAGTCATGATAGCATCTAGAGCTTTGCGTTCATCACCAACATCACCGCCACTGACAATAATACTAATATGGTCAAGAAAGACATAACCACAGCCAAGACCCTTAGCCATGTAGCGCACTCTGTTGACAATGTTTTCCAAAGAAGTGCTACCAAAATGGTCAAACAGATAAACACGGTCACTTCCCAAAGTTCTATCAAATGCATCTTTTAACTCCTCCGGTGATACCTCAACATCAGGTAGATGAATCGGTTTGTTTATTGCTAATGACATGAGAGACCGAGCTGTTTTGCGGACTCCCTCTTCAAGAAACATAAGTCCAATGTTGTCGGTTGTCTTGTTAAGTATGTGCCATACAATCTCTCTAAGAAATTGTGATTTGCCAAGTCCACTTCCTGCTGTGACCATAACGAGTTCACCCTTGCGGATGCCGTATGTGAGCTTATTAAGTGCCTCGTACGGATAGTCACAATCAGCCTTTTCAATAGGCGCTGATACCATGTCCCAGAGACTGTTGCCTTGCACAATCCCATCAGGGATATAAGACTCAGCACCCCACCAAGTATCAACAAATTCTTTACTAGCGTTATTCTCAAGATAATCACACGCATCTTTGTATCCTGTCCTATGTTTCATAATTTTAACTTTGCCGCCGAATAATTCAGCGACTGCCTGTGCTGCTTTCTGTCCGGGTTCATCGGCATCAAACGCTAAGACAATGTTCTCAAACGAATCAATCCATTCATATTGTGCTTTGCAGTCCTTTAGAGCGCCACTAGCGCCACTGCGGATACTCACGCAAGGGTACTTGCTACCTTGCATCTGGTAAGCCGCTAGAGCGTCTAATTCACCCTCACAGATAGTTAGGTAGCGCCCAGATTTGGTAAATAGATTCTGTCCAAATAGTGTGGCATCTTTGAAATCACCAGCAACACTAAAGGATTTGTTTTCCACAATCCTAGTTTTGATAGCGACCATCTTGCTATCGCTATCATAGTAAGGATAATAGTGTTTGCCGTTGTCCTGCCTAACGCCGTAGGTTATGCAAGTAGCCGAAGTAATACCACGGTCAATGATACTAAGAGAAGTAGCAGAGTCATAAAAGTTTAGTTCCTTATTCATTGGTTTTTTGTAGTCTTTCGTAATTTCACCATTCCTAGCCTTGTATGTGTGGCATACATGGCAGTAAGTGTGTCCATCGCTGTGCATAGCATTACCATCGCTTGAACCGCACTCGTCGCAAGCCATGTGATACAAAAATTTACTCTCAGTCAATGTCTTGAACCTTCCGCCGTAATGAGTTGACACCGTAGTGCCTGAACCTCTGCCAACGCCATAACTAGTTCGGTTTGTGTTTTGACTAGTTCGTCCTGTAATTCCTCCACCTGTTTCGTTAAATCGATTACGCATGATTGCCTATCCTCGCTTGTCCAAGTTGTCATCTTTTCTCTCCATTTCCATAGATTGTTCCAATTCACTAGGTTTAGTGGCGGACACTTCCATACCATCTTCAGTTCCTTCAAATAATTTTAACTCTTTTGCACAATGAATGCAAAGGAAAACATAACCATCAGGTATGATTCCTCTACGCAGTTCATCATTCTCTTTCTTCAGTTTTGTTATCTCTGCCAGCAACATTCGTGCCATCAATTAACTCCTTCCAATTAGTGTCTTCAGGTAATAGGGTTATTATAATATCTTTCTCTTTAGCTTTGTTAATTAAATTATTCAATACTGAGCTACCATACATATGTAAGCCATAACTGTTCTTGTTGCACCGGTAGATTGAACCGGAGTGTCCCTCAAAATCAAAGTATTTAGATTGGTCATCAACGCCTACGATACCGCTATTGATTTGCCACGAGTCAGAACCAGCCCAGCCACCATACCAACACGCAAAGACTCGATATAGCTTGGTATTATCGCTTACAACCTCAACAACAACCCATCTATCAGGAATATTCATTTACGACCCCATTGATGACCGCAATCCGGACACTTCCATGCCACAGTTCTGTCTAACTCCATATCATAAATTCCAATAGTTCTACCCCATTGTCCTTGGTTTCTATCTGCGCCGTATGCCTTAGCACTCTTATCTGCTTCTGTTTCTGAGCCTGTTTTCTCAAAAAAGTATTGCCAGACAGAACCACCATCTAAATCAGCATTACAGTTTGGACAATAGCCGTGTTCATTTAACATCAATTACTCCTTGCATTTTAACTCGATGTGGATAATCTTTCTCAATCCAAAAACATCGATACACCCCATCCTTAACGCTTAACCAAGCCTCATAGCGCTGATACTTGCCTGTTGTGTCATAACAATCATTATGCTCAAAATGCGCCTGATTAGCAACCCAACCGCATAAACAACCCAAAGCAAATACCCCAATGAAGATAAGGTCTTTCATGAGTTTCTCTTAATCATCCAGTCTAAAGCATCATGAAGAATACTGAATCTAGGTGACTGTTCGGTTTTGTTCTTCCATTGGAATACCATCTTATCAGCAACATCCCAATTATTTTGTTCATGGTTCCATTTTGCAGAACGCTCATGGTCTGTAATTAGTTCCATACCCATTTTATTCATCTTTGTCCTCCATTACTGCTCGACCAACAAGCCTATTCACCTTATCAGCAATCGCCGTTGATAAATCGTCCATCACCTTATCGTAGCCATAATCCCCAATTAAATCAACCATATCCATCATTATGAAATGGTATCTTGCTTCTTCATTGTGGTGCATAAAACCCCCGTTAGTTAAAAGACAATGCCAATTTAAAGACAAAACCACCTAAAGTCAATACATAAGACAAAAATAAACTACTTGACAACATTCCAAAAGTGCATTATAATAACTATATAGGTAAACAACATAGACTATCGTTGATTGTTTTTTTATGTTAATTGATAGTAATCTATATTCACAGTTATGACATAGACTATATTAACTATAACGATAACTATATTACCCGCAAGCGAGTGCATTATCGATTGTCCCAATCAGTCCAATAGTCTTCTGGGTCTTCAGCATCTAAACCGCCATCAATATAGCCCTCATCATCAAGCAACGATTCAGTCATAGCCGTATCTGATTCATTCATTAGGTCTTGCCTAACTTGTATCGGGATATAAGCCTCAATCGTTTTAAGACAATCAGAGCATAGTTCCACATATTGCCTAGTGATACCATGCTTTATGGTAGCCTCAAAGTCAGTTAATGACGCATTACAACATTGGCATCTCATTTAGAAATCTCCTTCTGTGAATTCTTCGGCTATCTCTTTCCAATATGCTTTTACCTTATCAATAACATCTTGTGGCGCCGTGTTAGGTTCATAATCTTCTTCAATCTCTAATTGACTTAAAGCCTCATACCAATTCGATTCCTCAGCCCAATAGTAAACCCCACCAGACGATAAAGCAGACTCTAGCGCCTCAAGATAAGCCTCTTCGTCAAAATCATCATCTTCTGGTTCATAATACCTATCGTTATTGTATTTCATATAAAAGCCTCTCTATTCAATTAAAATTGATTAAGTAATACCAACACATCACTAACACTAAGAAAACCTCTCTAAAGCCCTCTAAATCGATTCTAGAGGTATTCCCAAGTATAGCACAATATCACTCCAACAAGATGATACATAACATAGGCTAAAATTAGATAAAAACATAGCCACCAATATAGTGTTTTCATTGTTTATAAGACTCCCGTGCATTGTGAATGTTAAGCCATAAATTAAATAATTCCCCATCAGATAAGCGCCATAAGTGTTTCTGATACTCTGGGTCAGTTTTACCCTCAAGATAACCTAGGTCTTTCCATATTTCATATTGTAGTTCGCTTCTGGTCATTCTATTGACTCCTGTTTTAATCGTTGTTTATATCCTTTGATTAGTTGTTTAGCGTTTTTAATATCATCGGTCAATGGTTCTAACCAATTACCATCTTCGATATAGCCATCAGCGCTTTGCACTAATCTTTCCAATACATCAATAGTATATGCAATTTCTAGTTCATCTAATTTCATATTAGCCTTTCATATAATCTAAGCGCTGAAATGTTTCCATGTCTGTATAGCCTGATTCATGGATTCGATATAGTGTAGTTAAATATCGTTTAGGGTCTGATTCGTCTAACCATATATTTATGTCAATAGTGTTATCCCATGCAGTCCAATAGTCCTCTAAGATAAAATCTATCTCTTCTGGTTTGTGAGTGTCTTTTATACCCTCGATTATTCCCTTAACATAGGCTTTAATCTCGTTTAGTTCATTATCGGATAAGTTCTCTATGTTGTTAGACATAACTATATCTCCTCTTTAGCCGGTTCAAACTTCGGGCAATCATCATTAAAGTCTAAATCCCTCTCAATTAGCGCTAGTTTGCGCCGTTGCTCTGTTATGAACTCTCGCATATCAGCGAACTCAAACAAACCCTCTATCGATTCGCTTAACTCGTTATTGTCTAACAAGTCGCATAAATCAAAGTAAACCTCTTGAACCAATGTAAGTGTATTTCTACTCATGATTACCCTTTCAATAAATGGTTTACTAATTCAATAGTGGATTTATATCCGATAATATGAATGTGCGGATTAGTTAAACCCTGAATAAACTTCTCCGCTTCGTTTTCGCTAGTGAATGCCCTAATAATATCCTTATTAGTCCATGAGTTATAACCATTAACGATATATACTTTTTTCATAATTAAACCCTTTCATAAATAGAAAACAATAACATAAACCGCAGTTAAACAAGTATATAAACAGACTCCTGTAAGCAGTAAAGATTTAAGCATTTTCATTGTCGCTTTCCCTTTCTTCTTCGTTAATAAGTTCTTGCCATTCATCCATAAAGTGTTGCGCTATCTCATACCAATTAACTTCGCTAATAAATGCTTTAGCGTAGGATGTAGCGAGATTGGTCAGACTGTCGCAACCCATGAAAATAATCTCCTCGGCATAATGCTCTAAATAATCCGCAACATCTGATTGCTCGGGTGTTTCGTATCGGGTGAAGTATCCCAAATCCTCGCAACTTAGCCCGTCAAATATCTCAAGATTTATCCGCCATGTGGCGTAGTTAGTCCATCCATTGTATGTGTTCTCTTTCATAATTAAACCCCCTTAACTAAGTTATTAAAATAATCTTGTGGCATTTCATTCCATTGGTCAAATGATACATTCCAAAACATATTAGCCCATTTGCCAATGTGTTTAGATGTGGTTCTACTCCATTTGTGAGAGGTTTTATAGAACTTATTGTTTTGAAAACACGCTACTGGTGTTTCATAACTGAATAGAACTTGAGTTCCATCGTTTAGGACTAATTCGGTCATATTTGACGCTATTGGTTTGATTCTCATGATTTAATTCTCCAAAGTTAGGATACTGCTAGGTTTAAGTTTACTACTAAATATATTCCCGATACAAGCAAGTATTCGAGATAGTGCTACTGCATGAACCATTAGGGATAAACTCGGGCGCATCTAATGTGCCGTAAGTGCAAAATATCAATTCATCACC